AATAAGGAAAAAACATTTTTTGATATAAATCCTATATCAGACCAGACAAAATATACTACAGGTCATTTTGATAAAATATACGAACAGATAATTGTTCCTGCTGTCCAAAAAGCAGGATTTGAACCTATAAGAGCAGATAACGATCAAATATGTGATTCGATAATGCAAAAAATTTTGAAAAATTTAGCTGAATGTGATATGGCAATTTGTGATTTAAGTTCAAGAAATCCGAATGTTATGTATGAATTAGGAATTCGACAAGCCTATGGTAAAAAAGTAGTTTTGATACAGGATGATGTTACTGATAAAATTTTTGATGTAGCAGGAATTAATACTGTTTTTTATAAGAAAGATAGATTGTATGAAAATGTTATGAAGGCAAAAGATGATATTGCTAACGCGATAAAGGAAACTTATGAAAATGATTCATTTTCACTAATGAATATAGTCAATTTAGAAAATGCAAAAGTGGATAATTCCAAAGTTGATGAGGTCGTTTTCGATAGAATTATGATGAAATCAATATATTCAAAGTTAGATGCTATGGAAGACTCAATAAGACTGCTTTCTAATACGCAAAATGTTAGCGATGAATTAAATTGTGGTCTCAATAGACGTAGTTTTGCACGGCTGGTTATGGAATGCAAAGATGCATTGAGTAATTGTCCAGATAATCTCGATTTACTTGTTTCCTATTATCGAAGATTATTGAGAGCTAATAATGTGATGCTTAATAGTAGGAATGATAAATCTTTTACACCTAAAGACTATCTAAATGTGAAAAATACATTGATAGAATTGAATGACAGAATTAATGCTTTAACGCTTAATACTGATTAATGGAGAGTGCATTTAGTACTCTCTTTTCTTTTGCTTATTTTTAGAATTTTCAGACAAAGAGAGGTGATACCGTGAAAGACAAATTAAATGCAAGACAGAGGAAGTTTGCGGAATATTATGCGCAGAGCGGTAACACCGTTCAGAGTGCGATACAGGCAGGATATTCCGAGAATTACGCAAATGCCAATGCCTGCAAATTGTTAGAGAATGTGAGAGTTTCAAAATACATCAAGGAGCTTTCCGATAAGCTCAAAGATGAGCGCATTATGAGTGCAAAGGACAGACAGGTTGTTTTGTCCGACATTGCAAGGAATGACGGGCAGGACACCTCCGACAGAATCAGGGCGATTGACACGCTCAACAAGATGACGGGCGAATACACCGTTAAGGTTGACGCAAAGGTTGAGCAGTCCGAAAAGCTATCCGATGTGTTCAGACAGTTGGGTGGTGAGGGACTGAGTGAGTAACAAATTCCCGTTATCACAAAAGTATATCGACTTTATCAACACAACAAATGTGTCGGCTGAATTTCTTGAAGGCACTACAGCCTCAGGAAAAACAACAGTCGGAGCAGGCGTTAAGTTTATGCGAATGGTGTCGCAGTCGCCGAAGAAGCTTCACGCAATTGCCGCCAAAACTACGGGCAAGGCTGAGGAAACTATAATTCAACAGGACAACGGTATTCTCGACTTGCACCGCAACGCTGTCTATTGTGGCAACGGCGACAAGGATTACAAGCTGCCGCATATCAAGTTTGAGGACAAAATTATCTATATTCTCGGTTACAGCAGTCGGGATAAGTGGGAAATGGTTCTCGGTGCGCAGTTTGGGTGCGTTTATATTGACGAAATCAACACCGCCGATATCGAGTTTATCCGAGAGATGTCAACCCGTAATGACTATATGCTTGCAACGCTGAATCCTGATGATCCGAGCCTGCCTGTGTATAAGGAGTTTGTCAACCGCTCCCGTCCTTTTAAAAAATATGAAAACGATGTTCCTCCCGAGATTACGGCGGAGCTTACCGAAGAACCTGTACCAAATTGGCGGTATTGGTTCTTTTCTTTTGCCGACAATTTAAGTCTTACACCTGAACAGATTGAAAAGAAAAAGAACTCTGCACCGAAAGGTACAAAGCTCTATAAAAATAAAATCTTAGGTTTGCGAGGCAGAGCAACAGGTCTTGTGTTCCCGAATTTTGAGAGGGCAAGACATATCAAATCAAAAGAGTGGGCAGGAAAGTTTTTGAACTGTAACCGCAAGTCGGAACACTTTGTTCAGTTCACCGCAGGTCTTGATACCGCCTATTCGCAGAAGTCGCCTGACACTATCGCAATGACATTTTACGGCATTACCAATCACGGCAAGTGTGTTCAGCTTGATGAAAGAGTTTACAACAATGCCGAAATGCAAACACCTATTGCCCCGAGTGACACGGTGAAGAATTTTATTGATTTTCTTGACCGCAACCGTGATGAATGGGGCTTTGCACGCACGGCTTTTATTGACAGCGCCGACCAAGCGACTATTACCGAATTTCAAAAGTATAAGCGACAGCACGGCTGTGTCTATGACTTTGCAAATGCATGGAAGAAAACGAAGATTATCGACCGAATCAATCTTGTACTCGGCTGGCTTGCCACCGACTGTTATTTTGTGCTTGAACATTGTAAAAACACGATTGCCGAGTTTGAAATTTACAGCTGGCGAGAGGATAAAGACAACACACCCGAGGACGGTCACGACCATTGCATTAACAGCGGTCAATATGCGTGGCTGCCGTTTAAAAATATTATTGGAAGTGAAATAAATGGGGCTGATTAACAGAATGGCTGAATCTATCAGATCGGGAATTAAAAACTTTTTGCAGATTACTCCTGCAAGCGACAAAACAATTACCGTTACCGAAACAAGCAATCATCTGACCGAGTGCTTTATCAATCGCATTTGGTATTGGGGCAACAGCAGACAGCTTGCGGAGCTGTACAAGCAGATTGATACAAACAAAACTATGTTTTGGGCGGCAAAAAGCACAAAGGGGCTTGAAATCCGTAAAATACACACGGGCTTGCCGTCACTCATCTGCGAAACGCTTGTGAATATCGTAATTGCCGACTACAACGGCACAGATGTTACAAGTAAAAATTCAACCGCTTATGCAGAGCGTTGGGAAGACATTGAAAAGCAGAACAAGCTATCCGACACGGTTAAGCAAATGCTCCGTGACCTATGTGTTGTCGGTGACGGTGCTTTTAAGGTCAGCTTTGACACGGCTGTATCAGATGTTCCGATTGTTGAATGGTATCCTGCCGAAAACATCGACTTTACATATGTGCGTGGCAGAATCCGAGAGGTTAAGTTTTACACCGATTACACGCAAAAACACCGCCGTTACCGTTTTGAAGAAACATACGGTTACGGCTATATTCACTATGCTTTGTATGATGACAACGGCAAAGAGATTGACCTGCACACGGTTGACGCTCTTTCGTGGATTGATTCAAAGGGCGTTACATTTGACGAATCATATATGTGGGCTGTACCTGTCCTTTACGGCAAATCGTGCCACAAGGGCAGAGGTGCGGGCATTATCGGCATAAAAACAGACGCTTTCGACAGCCTTGATGAAGTGTGGTCACAGTGGATGGACGCACTCAGAGCCTGCCGAACAAAGCAGTATGTGCCTGATTGCCTTGTTCCGAGAAATCCCGAAACCTGTCAGCCGATATCGCCAAATCCGTTTGACAACCGATTTATCACCGTGGGCAACGATATGTCTGAAAACGGCAACGGCAACAGGATTTACACCGAAAGTCCGCAGATTCAGCACGAAAGCTATTTGAGTTCATACATTACTGCCCTCGACCTCTGCTTACAGGGCATTATATCGCCGTCAACTCTCGGCATTGATACGAAGAAGCTTGATAATGCAGACGCTCAGCGTGAAAAGGAAAAGACAACCCTTTACACAAGGCAGAACCTTGTGAAAATTACGCAGAACGCACTTCAAAGACTTGTTGCAGTTGTACTCAATGCAGACGGTGAACTTAACGGCAAGGGTATTGTTGAGGGCTTGGAAGTATCCGTAAACTTCGGCGAATATGCAAATCCGAGCTTTGAAAGTCAGGTTGAAACCGTGTCAAAAGCAAGACAGGGCGGTTTGATGTCAGTTGAAACCTCGGTTGACGAGCTTTACGGCGACAGCAAGTCGGAGGATTGGAAAGCCGAAGAGGTGCAGAGAATTAAGGAAGAACAGGGCATCGCAGGCGAAGAAGAAAAATCGGAGCTTGACGATGTGGCAGGACTTGATTTTAAAAATTTTTCTAATTAAACCTTGACAAATGTCCGTACATAATGTATTATATATGTACGGACAAAATAAGGCAGGTGTAAAGAATGTGTCCTAAAGGCAGACCTACGCAAGATAAGCGTGATAAAAGGTTTGAAATCAGATTATCAGCTGATACATATAATACCCTTGAAGAATGTGCTAAAAGTCTTAATATTACTAAGTCAGATGTAGTACATAAAGGTATTGCCTTAGTTAAAGCTGAAATTGATAAAAAGAAATAGAGTGTTGCCCACCGACCAAAGTTTGCAACACTCTAAAAAACCGACAGAAGTATCTCTATCTGAAATCTATTATATCATTTAAGATTACTTCTGTCAAACAAAACAATTGATAGGAGTTTTTATTATGGCTTGTGTAAAGAGTGTAAAAAAGGTAATCGAAAGTGTTCGTGGCACTGTTAATCCATACTACGATATGGGCTGCGATAATGTCAATGAGATTTATCGTACCAATTCAAATGTATTTGATATGATTTGTGATGCATTCGTATTCGGCTATGCCCAAGGCATAAAATCCGCAAAAGCTGAAATAAGAAAGGCGGCTAAATGATATGGATAACGAAATTTGGAAAGATATTGAAGAACTAAATGGAGATTATCAAATCAGTAATTTAGGTCGTTTGAAAAGAACAAAAAAATATAGAAATCAATTTACTGAATGGGAAAGCAATAAAATTCTTAAATGGCAAAAAGATAAAGATGGTTACTTAGTTACCAGTATCAAAAATCCATTAACTGGTAAGTATACATCATACAAAGCACATAGATTGGTTGCAAAAGCATTTATTCCTAACCCTAATAACTATCCACAAGTAAATCATAAGGACGAAAATAAAGAAAATAATAATGTGAATAATCTTGAGTGGTGTACCAGTTTATACAATAACCATTACGGAACAAAATTAGAGAAACAAAATAAGAGTGTTAAACAATATGATAAATTCGGAAATCTATTAAGGGTGTGGGATAGTGTAACTGTTGCGGGCGAAACATTGGGAATAGATAAAAGTCATATCGTAAAATGTTGTAGAGGAAAAACAAAAACCGCATATGGCTTTATTTGGAAATATAATTAAACAAGAAAGAAGAGGCAGTTAATTTGTGACAGCCTCTTCTTTCTTGTTATTCGATAGGTGAAACGGATATTATTAATGGACTATGATATTTCAAAAGCATTCGAAAAAATTGAAAATGAACTAATATCATCAATGATAAGAAATTTTAAAAATCATAGAGTTGAAGAAGATAAAAATAATTTTTGTTGGACACAATGGCAGGCTGAACAGCTCAAAAGTCTTGAAGAGTACCGTAAGCACAACGCAAAGAAATTCGGCAAGCGTTTCAAAACCATTAACGGCAAGGTTGAAGAGATGATTCGCACCGCCAAAGCTGACGGAAATGCAAGTCAGGAGGCAGAAATTCTTGAAGCTGTCAAGGACGGTTTCAAAGCCCCGAAAAAGCCGTCAGCACACAGCACTGCCGAGTTTTTTAAGGTGAATGACCGTAAACTTGACGCACTCATAAAATCGACCACAGACGATTTAAAGAGGGCAGAAACGGCAGTTTTGCGTATGAGCAACGACAAGTACCGCAAGGCGATTTTTAACGCACAGGTTGCAATGAACACGGGTGCGGTTACATACGAAAAAGCCGTTGATATAGCTTGCAAAGATATGCTCAACGCAGGTCTTAATTGTGTGGAATACAAGAACGGTGCAAGGCACACGCTCTCTGATTATGCGGATATGGCGGTTAAAACAGCCAACAAAAGAGCCTATCTTCGTGGTGAGGGCGAAAAGCGAGCCGAATGGGGAGTATCCCTTGTTGTTGTGAACTCAAGACAGGGCGGTTGCCCCGATTGTGCAAAATATATCGGCAAGGTGTTTATTGACGATGTTTATTCAAACGGCAAAAAGTCAGACGGAAACTATCCGCTCCTCTCAACCGCAATCAAGAACGGTTTGTTTCATCCGAGATGTAAGGACAGCACAAGTACATATTATCCCGAACTTGATGATTTGGACGCACCGTTGTCTGAAGATGAAATCAAAGAGCTTGACCGTCAGCGAGGAATTGAGGAAAAACAGCAGTATGCACAGCGACAGGCAGAACGCTTTGACCGCCGTGCCGAATACAGTCTTGACGAGGACAATAAACGCATTGTCCAAACCCGAGCCGATGAGTGGCACGATAGGGCGAATATACTTGAAGAAAAGGCGAAACAATTTTCTTTGAAGACTGATGAACAAAAATATTACAGACCTGTTTTTAAGGAAGATATATCAAAAACTTTTGAACGCAAAATTGAGGGCGAAACAATTACAATTGATACCCGCAAGGCAAATACATTGTGTGACAATGTTTATATTTCAGATAAGGTAAAGCTAAAACGAAAAGAACTTCATAATTTTGATATGCAAGTGAGAAAAGCGTTTGATATGCTCGGAGAGGTTGAAACAAGCGGAAAGCCTGAAATTTGTATTGTCACTCCCGAAGAAATGCGAGTAAATGCTATTGCTTCATATATGCCAATGCAAAATGTTCTAAATGTCAATTCAGCATACTTTTCAACAAGTGATTTGTCAGGCTTACAAGAAAACTTGGCTTGTCCGCAAGACAGATTGAGTACAATTCTGCACGAACTGATTCATTGGCAAGACGCTAAAAATTACAGAGCAAAATTCGGAAGTATTAACGATTATTTTGAATATTGCGATTACCTTAATAAAATTTATGCTCCAAAGGTTGAAAAATTGATAAATAACGGTTATAATATAGAGGATATAAGTGAGTATGCTTTTGAATGCTTAAAAGATAAAGCTATGGATGAAGTGTATAATGAGTACAGAGTCAGCAAACTTTTAGGGTGATGATAGTATGAGATTGATACAAACTGAAGAACAAAAATCTCTATGGAATGCGTTTAAGCCGTACCTTGTAACAAATGGTTTAAATGTCACTTTGCGTGAAGATGCTCCACAAGAAGCTAAAGATGCTGAAGCACTTTACAGTAAGCTTAGAGAGAAACAAAAAATGCAATATCTAAAAGATAGTGGCATAATCTAACCGCTCCGTAAAAAGGGCGGTTTTGTTGTTTAACTTGCCGAGAATATGTTCAGAACAAGAAAAACGGCTTATTTACGGCATTATTTAACTTGCCTGCAACTTGCCAAAACAAAACATAATACATCAAATCAGCACTTTGAGAAATCAGAGTGCTTTTTTATTGCATTTAAACCGGTCGAAATCGACCAGTTTAAAATATTGAAAAGGTGGTGACAGAATGAAAATCAGAGTAACAACAGCATTTAATGACAGGCAGAACGGTTATGTAACCCGACCTGTGAATGAAGTTTTTGAATGTTCCGAGCAGAGAGCAAAGGAACTCATTGACGGTGGTTTTGCAGAAGAGGTCAAGTCTGACGCTCCCAAAAAGCCGAGAACCAAAGCAGTTAAAACAGAAAAAACAGAAAAAGCGGATTAAGCACTTTACGAATATGTAAGGTGCTTTTTTATTGTCCGAAGACATTAAACTACGGGAGACACCGTGCAAAACTGAAACAGAGAGACACTCTATAAACTGATTACGGGAGACACCCGAAAAACTGAAAGGATATGAAAAAAATGGCAGAACCAAATTCAACACCAACCCCCAATGAACCGACACCTGCACCGCAGGGAACACCGCAGGGAAACGCTCCTGCCTTTGATTATGACAAGCTCGCAAGCCTTATTACAGGCAAACAGAGCGTGACAGAGGACACCGTTTTGAAGTCTTATTTTAAGGAGCAGGGATTGTCAGCCGATGAGATGAAAGAGGCTATCGGTGCTTTTAAAAAGCAGAAAGCCGAGAACACTCCCGACTTTGCAAAAATGCAGTCGGAAGTTGAATCTGCAAACAACGCAAAGCTCACGGCAGAAGTCAACCAATCGGCAACCCTCGAAGCCGTAAAACAGGGCGTTGACATTGCAACCGTTCCGTATGTGCTTAAAATTGCAGACTTTTCAAAGGCTGTGACAGACGGCAAGGTCAATGCGGAAAAGCTGACAGAGGCTGTTAAAAAGGTGCTTGACGATATCCCCGCACTCAAGGGCAAACCTGCCGAGAACGGCACAGGAGTTAAGAAAATCGGCGGTGACGGCAACGGTACATCGGACGGTACAAAACCAAAGGCAAATGTTCCTACCAAAAAATGGAACAGATTTAATATTTAACCAAAGAAAGGATTGAAAAAATCATGGCAAACACAAATAACTATGCCGAGCAGTTCAGCCCTGATCTGCTCGAAATTCTTGTTCAGGGCACACTTACATCACCATTCATCACTTCAAATGTAAAGTGGGTTGGCGCAAGAACTTTCCACTTCACACAGATGAGCACATCAGGCTTTAAGAACCACAATCGCAACGGCGGTTGGAACAAGGGCAAGTATGTTCAGACCGATGTTCCGTTCACCTGCGAACACGACCGTGATATTGAGTTTCTCGTTGACAAGGCAGATGTTGATGAAACTAACGCAACCGCAAAGGTTGAGAATATTTCAAAGACATTTGAACAGACACAGGTTGCTCCCGAAACAGACGCACTTTTCTTCTCAAAGGTTGCAGCAAAGGCTCAGGCAACAGACGGCTACCATTCTTCAACAAAGACATCGGAGTGGACTAAGGAGAACGCTTATTCAAAGCTCAAAACAATTCTTTCTGCCGGCAAGCTCCGCAGATACAAGGCAAGAGGCACACTTGTTGCCTATGTGACATCTCACATTATGGACTGCCTTGAACAGTCAACAGAGTTCACTCGTAAGATTGAGCTTACACAGATTGCAGAGGGCGGTATCGGCATTGAAACAAGAGTGACCGAGATTGACGGTTGCCCTATCATCGAGGTTATTGACGATGAGCGTTTCTACGATAACTTCAACTTTAACCCCGATGACGGCGGTTTTGAGCCTGCAACAGGTGCTCACAAAATCAATGTTCTTGTTGCCTGCGGTGAAACCTGCAAGACTGTTCCGAAGATTTCAAGCATTTATTTCTTTGCTCCCGGCTCACACACAGAGGGTGACGGCTGGCTCTATCAGAACCGTTCGCTTTCCGACACATTCGTATTCCCGAACGGCAAGGACGGCAAAATTGACAGCATTTATGCCGATGTTGACACAACGGCGGTTGCGTAATGTATGCCGATTACATTGAACATCAGGGTGGAGATGAAAACAGTATTATCTCTGCCGAACACATTGATGTTCTGACTTTTAACCGCATTGATTTTGAAAAACTTTCGGAAATGCAGAAGAGAATCATCAGCAGAGTGCATAGCAGACTTACTGCTTTTGAAGAAGAAAATGCCGATATGATTTCTTCCTACCTGAAAAGCTATTCAATCAACGGCACATCAATGGAATTTGGCGCAAGCTGGAATTTAATGTGTATCAGCGGAGTGGCAATTCCTGCCGACCTCTATGCGTTGCTAAAATCAACAGGACTTTGTTATCCTGCAATCTGAAAGGTGCGTGAAAACCGTGAAATTTCCGTCACTTGTAAAAAAGCAGTTCTGCAAAACTCCTGTCGAGGTCACAATCTACGGTGAGGGTGTTACCGAAGACGGAGCACCCCTGACCGTGTTTGAATGCAAAAATCTGTATCCCTCCGACAGCTTGTACCCGTCAGCAACCCTGCACGGTGGCTCTGCCTTGTGTAATATGCAGTCAAAGGCAAAGACGGTCTATACCAAAGAGCAGAAAATTGTTCAGGTGTCGGCTGTCTTGCTTTTTGACGGCGACATTGCCCCCGACAGCCCCACTTTAAGCGGTGGCTTTGTAATCCTTGACGGCGTAAAACGAAACATCGTACAGGGTACAAAACACCGCAACCCCGACGGCAAAGTTAATTTTACGGAATTGGATGTGATTTAATGGGATTTTCGGTATCATCAAAAATCAAACTCAATATGCCTGTTGTAAAACAGCTTGACAGGGCAAAGCAACAGGCTCTTGAACAGACAGGTGATGCACTTCTCACACAGGTGAAAAACGCACAGGTAATGCCGTTTGATACAAGCATACTTCAAAACGATAGTACCTCTGTTGATTATTCACAAAGTGCAAAGGGGATAGTTAAAATTGTGTCAGATACTCCGTATGCAAGGCGGTTGTATTTTCATCCCGAGTATAATTTCAGCCGTAAGGAAAACATTGCCGCCGGCGGTAAATGGTTCTCACCGTGGCTTGAGGGCGGTACACGGCAGAATTTTTGCAGTCGGGCATTTGTGAGATTATACAGAAAGGAAGCAGGACTTTGATTTACTTATCGGACATCAGAGATTGGCTCAAAAGCGTTACCTCAGCCGAGCATTATTACATCGGCAAACTTGACAATAAGCAGGACAGGTCAATCGGTGTGTATTCATTAAAGCAGTCGGGAACACCCACAAGGGCAATCGGCGGTGAAAGCACCTACGATACAATAAGCGTGTCTTTGCTTATCCATTACACCGACAACGCAAGAGAAACCGAGGAGTTTGCACGCAAACTTTACGAAACGCTTTACGACATTAAAAATGTTGAAATTAAGGAACACAAAATCTATATAATCGAACTGCTCACGGAAGAACCCGTTGATGTGGGAACAGACGACAAGGGTGTGTATGAGCAGGTCATTGAAGTTAAATTTTATTACGAAAGGAAGTAATTTTATGGCAAAAGTTGAATCGGGAGTATTCCCGTGCTATGAAAATCAGTTTGCGATTGGCAAGGCAGGAACAGAATCCGCCACGACAAATATTGCTAACTGCGAAGAATTTTCTGTTGCATTTGACAACGGTGTCGAGGAATGGACAGCCTTTGAAAACGAGGGCTGGAAGTCAAGGCTTATGACAGCAAAGTCAATCACAATTTCGGTAAAGGGCAAGCGTACAATCGGTGACGCAGGCAATGACCAGATTGCCGCCCTTGCATTTGAAAACGGCAGAAAGACAGAAGTTTCGTTTATGTGGACCTTCCCTAACGGTGCAACCGTCCTCTTTAAAAATGCAGTTGTATCCGTTACATCAAACGGTGCAGGCGCAAGTACGGGTGTTGCTCCGCTTGAATTTGAAGTTATGTCAAACGGCAAACCCGTATATACAGCAGCCGCTTAAAAAACGAAAGGAATGAACGATTATGTCAAAGTTAATTGATATTACAGACAAGCTTAATTTTGAGGAAAAGCCGAGTGTCAGAGTTAAAAATGTTGACCTTGCAATCAACAATGACGCAGTTTCAATGCTCAAAGTTGCGGCACTTTTTGAGGACGGCAACGGTAAAAGTAAAGATGTTATCGAAATGTATCATCTTCTTTTTGATGAATCCGAGAGAGAAAAGATTGAAAAGTTAAAGCTGAATATGCACGATTTCAACGCCCTTATCAGCGAATCTGCCAAAATTGCAACAGGCGATTTGACTGACGAGGGGGAAGCTCAGACCCCGGCTACGACCTGATTGATGACTTTGATTTAATCGTGTCGAGCTTTCGCTCGGAGTACGGGGTCAGCATTTATTCAAAGGATTTTGCTAAAATGAGTTGGAATGAGTTCTGCTCACTTCTGCAAGGCTTAGGACCCGAAACACCGCTTGCAAGAACGGTTCAAATTCGCCTTGAAACCGACAAAGAAGTCTTGAAAAACTTTACTTCGTCACAGCATAAAATCCGCAACAAATGGCGGTCAAGGAATGTAAAGCACTATTCAGACGAAGATATGAACACCGTTCTTGCAGAATTTCAAAACTTTTTTGCTAATCTGTAAATTTGTACATAAATTTCGCTGTATCTACAAAATTCTTGACAATGTTAATATATAGTGATAAAATGAACATACACTAACAAATTTATTAAGGAGAGTGTATGTTTATGAAATGTCCACATTGCGGAAACGAATTAAAGGACGATGCAAAATTTTGCGACAAGTGCGGTGCAGGCTTTGGCGGAAACGATTCAACCTCGGCAACCGTAAATCCTGCAAATGCGAAGAAGAAAATTTACAAGCGTTGGTATTTTTGGGTTATTATCGTTGTTGCTATTATGATTGTTGGCGGTGTAAACGGTGCAATTAACGGTAACAGCAGTTCAAACAAATCAAAGCAGGAAACTACTGTTGCAAATCAGAGTTCAGAAAAAGCAACTGAAAAAGCGACAGAAGCACCGACCACAAAAGAAGTTGCAACAGAAAAGCCTACTAAAGACCCGAAGAAGGTTGAAAAAGAATTTAAAGACGGTTGCAAAACAATCGACTTTAAAACTCTTTCAAGAAACCCTGACAAGTACAAAGGTAATGACTACAAGTTTGAAGGTCAGATTATTCAGGTTCAGGAAGGCTGGGGCGATTCGGTTGACCTGAGAATCAATATAACCAAAGAAGAAAATGAGTATCTTGATGAACCATTGTGGACTGATACAATCTACGCAACTGTAGAAATTCCTGACGGTGCGGACAAACTCCTTGAAGATGATGTAATCACATTCTGGGGAACTTGTGACGGCGACTATACATATGAAACCGTAATGGGCAACAATGTGTCACTTCCGAAAATCGACATCAAATACTACGAACTCAACAAATAAAACAAAAAGCCACTCCAAATGGGGTGGCTGTTCTTTTGCAAAATTTTTAAGCGTACATCATAACGGTGTGCGCTGTTTTTATGCCTGTTTTTAAAGAATCTAAAATGAAAGGAAGTGGTGAATATGGCGACAAAGGCGGGTGAAATTGAGCTTGATGTCAGGCTGACAGGTGATGATATTTCAAAAACATTGCATAAGATTTCCGATTCAATTACCAAAAAGTTTGATTCGGCATTTTCAAGTCTTTCAAAAGATTTTGAAAATGTAAGCACTGATATGAAACAGTCCTTTTCAAAGGTTGCAGAGGGTGTTTCTCAGAAAACCGAGAAAGAGTTTTCAAACATCAAAGGCAGCGGTGAGCAGTTAAGCAATTCGGTTTCATCCTCGTTTAAGAAAATCGGTGCGGCTGTGGTTGCCGCCTTTTCCGTTGCCAAAATCAAGGAGTTCGGTCAGCAGTGCATTGAATCGGCTGCGGAAGTCAATGCGGCAAATTCACAGTTTGAGCAGACTTTCGGCACAATGCAGTCGCAGGCAGAATCAGCCATTCAGAGCGTTGCCGATCAAAGCGGTATTCTTGAAACCCGATTACAGGGTGTCGGCACAAGCATTTATGCCTTTGCAAAAACTACTGGAATGGACAGTTCAAGTGCTTTGGGTATGATGCAGGAGGCTTTGCAGGTAACAGCCGATAGTGCCGCATATTATGACCGTTCGCTTGAAGATACCGCAGAAAGCCTGAAATCGTTTCTCAAAGGCAACTTTGAAAATGATGCCGCACTCGGTTTGTCCTGTACTGAAACCACACGAAATGCGGCGGCTAATAAGCTGTATGGCAAGTCATTTACGGATTTGTCGGAGTCGCAGAAACAGCTCACGCTTTTGCAAATGGTCAAGGACGCTAATCAGCTTTCGGGTGCTATGGGACAGGCAAGCCGTGAAGCAGACGGTTGGGAGAATGTAACGGGCAACCTCAGAGAAAGTTGGAAACAGCTCCTTGCCGTAGTCGGTCAGCCTATTCTTCAGGTGGCAACTCAGGTTGTAAAGCGGTTGAGTTCCGCACTTGCGACTTTAACGGAATATGCCAAAGGCGCGGTTGAATCGCTTTCAAAGGTATTCGGCTAGGATACAGGCAACAACACCGCAAGCAATATCAAATCTGCGTCCGATTCTGCCAAAAGCCTTACGGATACGGCAGATGACAGTTCAAAGTCACTTGATAATGTTCAAAAAAGTTCCGAAAAAGCAAAGAGAAGTGTTGCGGGCTTTGATAAGCTGAATGTGCTTTCAAGCTCTGACAGCTCATCTTCAAAGTCAGACACTTCTTCATCAAAAAGCTCTTCAGGCGGTTCATCGGGCGGAAATGTTGCAAAGAATGTTGTCAAGGATACAAGCAAAAATCTTTCGGGGGCATTCAAAAATCTATACGAAAAAAGCGGATTCAAAGGCTTTGTCGAGAATGTACAGAAAGGTATTAACAAGGTTGATTGGTCAGCTATAGGCAAGAACTGCAAGACCGTTTTTGATAATGCTGTTCCCATAGTTCAAAAGGCATTCGGCACAATGCAAAAGGTCGGTTCTGCAAAACTCGGGGCAATCGGCTCTGCATTCGGAGCGGTTGCGACAATCGGCGGAAAGTCGTTTCAGACCATTTCAGGCGGTGTTGCTAAGTGGATTTCAAAAGACAGGGAAAAGATTATCGGCTTTATAGACACCATAGGCAACAATCTTACAAACGGCTATAACAACCTTTCAATCTTTTTTGATAATTTCGGTACACTTGCAGGCAATGCAATTGACAATGTTCGCCCTCAAATGGAAGAATCAATTTCCAATCTTTTAAGCGGTCTTACAACCTTTGCGGGCTCAGTCGGCGAAGTTGTTTCGGGTGCGTTTTCAACTGCAACCGAAAGCCTTGTTGAATGGACTGAAAATGACGGTGCAACAATCACAGAATTTCTTGAAAATTTACAATTGCAGTTTGCAGATGTGTTTGACTTTATCGGTCAGATTTTCGGAAATATCGGAACAATTATCAGCGAATGGTGGAACGGCAACGGACAGCAGATTTTTCAGAATGTCTGCAATATGTTTACCAATATCGGCACAACCCTGATGAATGTTTACAATCAATGGATTAAGCCTGCGTGGGATTTTATCGTAGCAATCGTAAAATCAGCGTGGGAAAATTGGCTGAAGCCTGTTTTTGAAGGTGCAATAAATTTCTTCGGCAAGGTTGCAGACTGCGTTTCAACCGTGTGGAATAACTTCCTGTCACCGTTTGTAAACTGGCTTGTCAGTTTTTGGGGACCTATATTTCAGAATGTTTTCAATGCCGTAAAAAGGGTGTTTGATAATGTGTTTACATTTATCGGTGGGTTGGTTACCTCTATACAGAAAACATTCGGCGGTCTTATTGACTTCATTACAGGTGTTTTCTCAGGCGATTGGAAAAAGGCATGGCAGGGTATCTACGACTTCTTCAAAGGTATTTGGGACGGCATTTGTGCCGTGTTTAAGTTCATTATAAACGCAATCATTGACGGCATAAATGCGTTGTGGACGGGCATTTATAATTTCGTTTCGGGTGTTGTTAATTCAATCGGCGGAATTGCGGGTGTTATCGGCGCGGCATTTGGACAGGATTGGAGCTTTTCAATGCCTGAAAATCCGCCTCTCATTCCGAGATTTGAAGAACCCACGGAATCACCGGCACGAAAATTTGCAAAAGGCGGTATTGTTAAAGCTCCGACACTTGCGGTTGTCGGCGATAACGCAGGTGCTAACAGCGGTAACCCTGAGGTTATTTCCCCTCTTAACAAGTTACAGGGTATGCTCGACAATTCGGGCGGTCAGGATACAGTGATTCTCACACAAATTCTTGACATGCTTAAACGCATTTATGAAATGTTCATTATCTTTCGCAATAACGGCGGCAACACTTATTCGTTTACTGCCGAGCTTGAGGGTTCAACGCTTTTTGAAGAAATGATAAGACAGGATGAGCTTTACAGACGCAGACACAACGGTAAATCCGCATTTGCATAAAGGGGGAAATGATATGTCAAATTATAACGGCTATTTGCTTAAATTCGGAAACAACATAATGCCGAATAAGTACATTACCGCATTTTCGTCAACTCCGAATCAGCGACTTGAAACTTCTGCGGAACGAGATCAGAACGGTACGCTTCAAAGGGCAACGCTGCCAAATTACAAAACAAAAATTTCGTTTTCAACTCGCATTCTTCATCTTGACGAAAAGATTGATTTTCAGTCGATTATCAACCTCTCAATGGCGAATAAGTTACAGAGGAAGTGCAGGGTAACTTATTGGAACGATGAAACGAACAGCTATTACACCTCTTATTTTTATATTCCTGATATTGAATATACCGTAATGAATGCTGAAAAGAATGATATAACCTATCAGCCGATTACGGTTGAGCTGATTGAGTATTAAGGGGTGATTCTTAAAAATGCTTGTATCTAAAGAAATTGCTGATAAGCTGAAAACAAACACACTTTACAACACCGTTGCCCTGCATTCTCCTGACGGTAGTTTTGAGGATATAACCGGCGAAAGTATCGTGCTTGACAGCTTTTCACTTGAAAATGAAATCGTTGAAAAAGAATTGAAATTCGGCGGTTGCATAGCTTCTGAAATGAGCGTGAAACTCATTGATTATGATTGCTCGGCTTTGATAGGAAAGACGGTACAGGTCATCATAACGGCAACATATCTTGAATCGGAGCTGTATCCGTCAGATGATTTGTACCCGTCAAATACTCTTATTTGTCCTGCCGAAACAGGAACGGTTGAATGTCCTGTTTTCTACGGTAAAATTCAGTCGGCTCAAAGAGATAAAAAACAGCGTAACATCGTCAAAATCACAGCCTATGACGCTTTTTATGATATGTCAAAGGTGGATGTGTCTTTGTGGTTTGCAGGCAAAGAGAACGAGGACGGCAGTTTTGCTTATGGTTATGCGCACTATCAAAAAGACGATAATTTTAAGAGCTTTTATTCAATAATCGCAGAATTTGCCAAAGATTATGCAATTACAGGGGTTTCACCGCCGAGCTTATCTGTCTTTAGTGTACCACTGAAATTTGATGATACCTGCGTGGAAAAGGTTATAAAGGACATTACCTTGTCAGATTTAATCCAAGCTTATGCAGAATTAACTTTGAGCTTTGCCGTTATAGATGCCGACGGAAAAATGCGTTTTAAAAGGCTGTATTCTCAATCTTCCGTTGAAACAATCGATTCGTACAAAGATTTATCCTTTGAAGATTACGAACTTGAGCCTATCCGTATGTACAGTGCTAAGTTTGCTGATAAAAAAGCGTATTTGTATGGCAACAGTAACGATTTTTCGTGGTATGTTTCCGATAACATTTTGATGAGGTGCAGAACAACAGCAAGTGATATCGGCACAAAATATAATTCTGTTAATTTTTTTGGTGATGTATATAAATACCGCCCGACAAAAATTAAGCTGTTTTCGTATTGGTGGCTTGAGGCAGGCGATAAGTACACAATTAAAACTCCGTTTGAAGATTTGCCGACAATCGAAACATTTGTGTTCAATAAGAAAATGGACGGATTTATAACTGCCCTCACATCAAAGGGCGAAAAACGATTAGGAAAGGAAGTAAAAGAAAATGAACAAATACAATAAAATTGTCTTTGTGAACGGCTCTGCTCCGCCCCTCAATGCCGACAACCTCAACCATATGGACGAGGGGATTGAACGGGCAACAGACGGAGCAATTGCACTTGAAACCGAAATAGCCACGGCAAGAGGCGGTCAAAATTCGCTTGGAGCAAGGCTTGATAAAACAGACAAGAGTATTGCCCGAAAGCTTGATTCAATGCCGTTCGACAGCGAACCCAAAAATAACAGCCCGTGTTATCTCACAAGCGGAGCAATTTACAACGCTCTGCTTGTGAAAGCAGATAAAACCGCCTTGGCGACTAAATACGATTCGTCAAATATTGAAAGTGGTACATCAACACTCACACCGTATTCAACCGTCACCGATAAAATCAAAAGTGCAAACTGTACATATAAGACGATTGGTGACATCGTAATCGTCAGTGCAACGGTCAAAATGAACGCAGTATCTCTTGGCGGCAATAGCATGTGTCCGCTGATTGATTTGCCGTACAAATGTATTTCCGAGGACAATGTTTTTTGTGTCGGTATTTCAAACCTTGGCAAGCTCTTTAAATTTGCCATTCCGAAAAATAACACTTGGCTACAGTTTTCGACTCAGGATAAGACGGCTTACACATTTGCAGACGGCGAGCAAATTAATGTGATTTGCTTGTACAAAATTAAATAACGGAGGTAAAAATAATGGAACTTAAAGAAAAAATCACACTCGATATGCTCACAAAGGACAGCATTTCGGTACTCAGACAGCAGTTTTTGACCTTTAACGGTGAAGAAATGCAGGTAGGCGGTAACATCCGCAATGCCTACATGAACAGCAAGACGGGCAGAGAACAGCTTAAAACGGTGCTGTCTGATGAATACTATAACGCTGTCATGGCAGTTTGGGGCGACAATCCAACCGTTGACGAGCCTGTCGAAAGTGAGATGTAAGCGATGAAGATTGATATTGTACAGCTTGCAGAAATCATATCTGCGTTAGCTTTAATTGGCGGTGTTGTATTTGGTGTTTTTAAATTTATCGAAAACAACAAAAAGCAGAACGCTGAAATCAAAAAAATCAAAGGTGAGCAGACCTTGACAATGTATGCACTCCGTGCGTGTCTTGATGGTCTGAAACAGCAGGGTTGTAACGGCAGAGTTACCGAGGCTATCAATAAGATTGATAAGTACCTCAACCAGTCGGCACATTCGGCGGAAGATTTAAATTGAAAGGATGATAATAATGAAAATGACAAACAAAATCTATGATGTACTTAAATACATTGCTCTTATCGTACTGCCTGCAATCGGTACACTTTACTTTGCCGTAGCAGGCATTTGGGGCTTGCCATACGGCGAACAGATTGTAGGCACTATCACAGCCGTTGACACCTTCTTAGGCGCTCTGCTCGGCTTGTCAGCTTATAAATATAACAAAACAGACGAAAGCGAGGAATGATTATGACAAATGCAAATTTTATTAAACTTGCAGTATCAGAGGTAAACAAGTATGTGTTAAATCACTTAGATAAGTCAGATGATACACCTGATTTTGACACTTTTGTAGTGTGGTCGTGTAAAACTTTGCAAAACCATAAATGCCTTATCAGCACAACATTACACGACGGGATGTATTACGAATGCACCTACAACGGCGATAAAAACGAAATGTATCTTGACGCATACAAAAAGTTTGAAAACAAAAAAATTATTTGCGAAAGTGAGGAATAATTATGAGTAATTCAAAACTTGTTAATTACACAAAATTAAGCCCAAACCACAGCGGTAAACGCACACACAGTATCGACCGTATTACTCCGCATTGTGTAGTAGGTCAGTGCAGTGTCGAAACCCTCGGCAACATCTTTATGAACACAGCTTGTGAGGCAAGCTGTAACTACGGAATCGGCTATGACGGCAGAGTGTTGCTTTGCGTTGATGAAGGTAATCGTTCTTGGTGTTCGTCAAGCAATGCCAATGACCAGCGTGCAGTTACAATCGAATGTGCAAGCGACACAGTAGCTCCGTACACCATGAACAGTAAAGTGTACAACAAACTTATTGCACTTTGCGTTGACATTTGCAAGCGTAACGGCAAGACTAAACTGCTTTGGTTTGGTAACGAGGACAAGACTTTAAATTATTCGCCGAAGTCGGGCGAAATGGTCTTGACTGTACATAGGTGGTTTGCAAATAAATCTTGCCCTGGTGACTGGCTCTATAACAGGCTCGGCAATCTTGCAGACGAAGTAACCGCACAACTCGGCGGTAAAACATCAAATAAGGAGAATGAGGAAATGATTAAATACGGCGCACACAATACGGCAACACTTGCGTTTAAGAAGCAGTTGATTACTTTATACAATATGAGAATCATCAAGACGAAAGTCGATAATTCAAACGGTTTTGGTGACGGCACTTTGAAAGCTGTAAAAGAGGCACAGAGAGCAGGTAAAGTCACAGTTGACGGTATCGTTGGCGAGAAGACCATCAATGCTATCTATCATCTCATCAATGACGGTATTCGAGCAAAAGACAACAAAATTGCCAACGCAAAAAAGGCACTCGGCTAATTAAAACCTAAAGGACATTCTTAATGTCTTGACAAACACATAATTGCAAAAAAAATCCCCTCATCCGCCGTAAAAAGCGAGTGAGGGGAGTTTTGTCATTTGTAGATTTGTTAGCTACTTGTTAGCTGTGTGTTAGCTACGATATGTATTTTTCCGTGTTTTAGAGTGATTTAAGTATAGCAAAACCCCAGTAAATATCGTATTTACTGGGGTAAAAAGCTATGGTGCAGGTAACAGGACTTGAACCTGCATGAAATTGCTTTCACATGGACCTGAACCATGCGCGTCTGCCAATTCCGCCATACCTGCTTATTAAATTGAAAATTGAAAATGGAAAGTTGAAAATGATTGTGTCAACTTTTGCATAATCAATTTAAATTCCCTTGATTTTTACACGGTGGGGAAACCGAGGCGGAGCTTACTCTTCAGCTGATTCCGCAACAGCACCCAAAATGTGCTATATTATTATAGCAGACCGACAGGTAAGTGTCAAGTGACATTTACTTTATCGGTCTGTTTTACGCTGATTATTTTTCAGAATCGGGTTTGCGGATTTTGAACCCGTCATATTTTCCGATGTCGCAGAGGGCAATTTCGTGGCAACCCATTCTTGTTGACAGCGGTGCAAGCTCCATATAGTCGCCGTAGAGGAAAGTAAGGTACTTGTCATATTCCTTTGGCACGGGGAACTTGTAACCCTCAAAGTCGGCATAAGCAACATCGTCAAGATATTTCTTTGGAAAAGCACCGTTATAAATATTTCTGCCCATTCCGTCATAGAGATATTTTGCATTCTTTTTGTTTTTAAAGAATTTTAAAGTACGGACTTCAAGCCACATACTGAATCTGAGCGGAAATATTTTCTTGCAGAAATTTGTTACAATGCTCTGGATTCTACTGCCGTTTTCAGCCTTGCGATTGTTCCATTTATTGAACACCAGCGCTCTTGTGAACAGAGTCACAGCCATATGAATTTTTCGTCCGATTGCTGAATTGGCTGTGTTATCATGACAGAAAATATCAAACGCAATTCCGTTGTGCATTGCGTGA